TCAACCTCTCAACAAGGAGAGCCTGAACATGGCAACAGTAACCAACCTCACCCAGCCGTACTTCGAGATCGACAGCAACGACTTCAGCGACCAGTGCACCTCGGTGTCCATCGCCTACGAGGTCGAGGCGCTCGAAGCCACCACCGTCGATGACACGGCCCGCAACTACGTCGCCGGTCTCCAGAACAACGAGATCACCGCCACGCTGTTCATCAGCTACGGCGCGACCGAGGTGGAGGGCATCCTGCAGGGCCTGATCGGCACCACGTTCGACACTGTGGTCGGCGCCACCGGCTCAAGCCCAGCTGCCGATAATCCTGTGTACACACTCACCGGCGGGTACCTGGCGTCGTTCACCCCGATCAACGGCGACTTCGGCACACTGTCCACCGTTGACATCACCATCCAAGGCGGTGCGCTCACCCGAGCCGTCGCCTGAGCTAGCAAAGAAAGGCGCACAACATGCAGCTCACACTCCGCGTTGACATCGGCGACGGACCAGAGGACGTCACCACCACCCTCTGGTCCATCGTCGCATGGGAGCGCAAATACAAGACCAAAGCATCGGACATGGCGAAGGGCCTCGGAATGGAGGACCTGGCATACCTTGCCTTCGAGGCCAGCAAGGCCGCCAAGAAGGTCATGCCGGCCGTGTTCGATGATTACCTCAAGAAGATCATCAGCCTCGAGGTCGTGTCCGAGGACGCGGACCCTACCCACGGGGCACCAGACGACGCCAGCTAGCCGAGCTGCTGGTACACCTCCACTGGTGGCCCCCTGACATAGAGTTCGATAGCAAGGATCTCCAGACGGTCCTCGCGGTACTCGAGGAGCAGAACAGGAAGGCGAAACAACGTGGCAGGAGCAGGTAGCGAACTCACAGTGAACACGCTGCCTGACAGTGTTGCCTACGATGTGACCGCCACGCTGAAGCAGCTCGGCAAGATTGACCCCGCGCTCCGACGCGCTGCCACAGCACGCATGAAGAGCGCAGCGAAGCCTCTGGTGCAAGAAGCACGCTCACTGGTGCCACGCGACTCAGGGCTGAACTGGGGCAACTGGACCACCGAGTCACCTGGACTCGGTAAGCCAGGCACCGGCCGCGTCATCGGCCCATACAACCCGACGACCGTCCGTCGAGGCATAAAGGTCACCTACAAAGGCCCAAGCCGACGCGACCGAGACAAGGTGATCTTTCCGCTCCTCACGCTGCAGAACACCTCCGCAGCTGGCGCCATTTTCGACATCGCCGGCCGAGCGAACGGCGCCGGTCGTGGCAGTGAAGGCGCTGCTCGAGGTCGCGCCATGATCGAGAAGCTCCGCGAACAGCGCCGAGCATCACGGATCGTGTGGGAGGCCGCGGACCGCAAGATCGACGAAGTGAACCGTGGCGTTCAGAAGGCCGTCGCGGACATGGAGCAGGAAGTGCAGAAGGGTCTGAAGTAATGGCTATCAAGGTCCCGATCCTCTCCGAATGGAACCCGAAGGGTCTCGATAAGGCGAAAGCTGACTTCCAGAAGCTGGAGAAGACCAGCGAGAAGGTCGGCTTCGCAATGAAGAAGGCGTTTCTGCCAGCCACCGCCGCGCTTGGTGCACTCACCGCTGCAGCTGGCGCATCGCTGAAGGCCGCGGTCGAGGACGCTGCACAACAGGAAGAGCTGGCTCGCCAGATCCAAGCCGTCACCGGCGCCACAGATGAAGCCGTTGCAGCGAACGAAGAGTTCATCGCCCAGATGGAGCTGGCGGTCGCAGTGTCCGACGCGCAGCTCCGACCGGCTCTTGGCAACCTGGTACGCGCCACCGGCGACGTCACCGAGGCCCAAGACCTGCTTGGCATCGCGCTCGACATCTCCGCAGCGACTGGCAAAGATCTCAACACGGTCAGCGAAGCACTCAGCAAGGCATACCAGGGCGAAACGTCCAGCCTGAAACGCCTCGACCCGAGCCTGACCGCGGTCATCAAGAGCGGCGCAGACTTCAACGAGATCGGCGAAAAACTCGCGGAAACATTCGGCGGCGCAGCTGCAGACGCAGCAGACACGGCCGAGGGTCGTTTCAAGCGGATGCAGATCCAGATCGACAACGCCCAGGAGTCGATCGGTTACGCGCTGCTGCCAATCCTTGAGAAGCTGATACCGATCCTCGAGGACGTTGCCACGTTCGTCGGAGACAACACCGAGCTCATCATCGGCCTCGGCGTCGCAGTCGGCACGGTCGCCGGCATCATCGTCGCGTACAACGTCGCCATGAAGCTCTACGCGGTCGCCACAGGCATCGCCAGCGCAGCCACAGCCGTCTTCAACGCGATCCTCGCCGCCAACCCTGTCGTCCTGATCGCCCTAGCTATCGCCGGCCTTATCGTGACGCTGATCGCGCTTGAAAAGAAGTTCGGCGTGGTCACCAAGATCATCGAAGCGGTCAAGATCGCATTCGACAAAGTGAGCGACGCCGTGGCATGGCTCGCCGGCAAGTTCGTCGACTTCATCAACACGCTCATCGACGTAGCCAACAAGATCCCGTTCGTCAATATCGAGAAGCTGAACAACGTGTTCGAGGAGCAGGCCGTCATCATCGAAGACGAGGTGGTCCCCGCGATTGAAGGGTACGGCGAAGCAGAGCTCGAGCTGGCCGAAATGATCGCCGAGGCCGCCTACCAGCAGCAGCTCGCGAACATTGATTACAGCGAAGCCGAGAAACTCATGTCGGAGCTGCACCCAACGATCGAAGACATCGAGTCGGCGATCGCAGAGGCGAACAAAGACATGGAAGAGCACCACAAGGTGCAGCAGTTCATCTCCGACATGAACCGCGACCTTATCGATGAGTTCGACCTGCTGTTTAGGACGTTTGACAACGAACAAGCCGTCAACGACTTTACGGACGCCCTGGCGGAAGCTGCCGGTATCACCGCAGAGTTCGGCGAAGACTCACGCGAAGCAGCCGAAGCGAACCAGCAGGTCTACCGCGAACTTGCGAACGTCATCGAGCAGCTCGGCAACATCCCCGCGGTTACCCAGGCACAGATGCTGCTCGACATTGAACGCGGCGAACTAGACCGCGTGATGCAAGATATCGCCGTCTTCCAACACATGGCCGACACCGCGGTCACCATGCTCACCTCAAGCGAGATCGCAGCAGCTGCCGGCATGGTCAGCGGAGGCAACTTCACACCCGCAGCCGCGGTACCGACACCAATGTCAAGCACTCAGATTGGCGGCACCCGCTCAGGTATGAAAGACGGCACCGTGATCAACATCAACGGCGCGATCGACCCAGTGTCAACAGCGCAACAGGTGCGCGAACTACTCAACCGTGACGCCCAAAGAGGCGGCAGCATCAGCGTGCTATGACCTACGAGCTCACTGTTGTCTACGGCTCAACCGACGGCACCATAGCCAACGGCACCGAGATAAGCGGCTACACCCTGAACGCGATCAGCCTGCAACACGGCCGCCAATCTATCGACGACGTAGCACGCCCATCCGCCGGCCAGTTCACCCTGCTGTGGAACCAAAGCGGCGCACCATCGCTTGCCACGTTCGTCATTGGTCTCCGCTGGCAAGTGTTCGCCACCATTGACGGCCACCCATCCGACCCACAGTGCCTGTTTGACGGCGCGATAACCGATGTCATTGCCGGCCGTGACTATGTGTCGATCACAGCGATCACACGCCCACTCGCCGAGATCGGCCGGCAAACGGTAGCGAACCCGTCGCTGATCGAGGCAACCTCGAGCTCGGCGTTCACGACCCTCTACAACCTGGGCGACCAAGACGATCGCCTTGGCAGCGTGTCAGGCACCACAGCTGTTCGTGTGCCGACGTTTGAGAACCAGAACCTGCTCCAGGTGCTGACCGAGGTCGCAGCATCCGAGATCGGCGGTTACGTCACGCAGACCATGCCGTGGGGCCCGACAGCGGTCGCCACCACATACGGGCCCGAAGTCATCACCTCGAACGTCACATCGAGGTCGCAGCTCACGCCAGACATCACATTCACGGCCGGCGAGATCATCGACCAGTGGAACCTTGCACGCCGCGTGGAGGATCTCATCAACCGTGTCACCGTGATCGGCACCGAGGACGGCACAGACTTCCCTGACGGCATCTGGACCGAGACCTATCAGCCAGGAGTCGACACCTACGGTCTCGCCGAACGGCAGATAGCGACACGCATCAGATACGAAAACGACGCCGAGGGACTCGCAGAAGACAAGCTGCAGCGTTACTACGTCAACGGCTGGGTGCTCGAGCAGCTCATAATCCCGCTGCACACCATGACAGCAGCCCGCCTCTGGACCGTCATCCAAAACCTCGGCCCAGACCAACTGATCACCATCCCCGCCCTGTTCACCGGCGCACCCACCCAGTTCTTTATCGAAGGGATCAGCTTCCGACTTAGCAGCACCACATGGGACGCCGTGCTATGGATCTCCACTGCTGGCTTCTCCCGTGGCGCTCAGAAGTGGGAACAGGTCACACCGACCCTTACATGGTCTAGTGTGGACGCGACGACGACCTGGGCGGATCTCCGCCTTATCGAGCTCTAAGGAACGACATGGCCGGCACAACCTCTAACCGATCGTGGCCCTATCCCGAGTCATCTGATTTCGTCGCCGACGGCGCCACCGCCATCGAGAACCTCGCGGACGCGATCGACGGCTCTATTGGCACAGGTTACGCCTACGTCCAGACCGTCTATTTCACATCATCTGGCAGCTTCACGAAAGCAACGTATCCGTGGCTGAGCGCGGTGAAGGTAATCGCACAGGGTGGTGGCGGTGGTGGCGGCGCAGTCGATGTCGCGACTGCCACGGGTCAAGGCGGTGCGGGTGGTGGCGGTAGCGGCGGTGGCTGGGCCGAGACTTTCATCACCGATATTGCAGGTATGGCCGCGTCAGTCACAGTGACGGTTGGGGCCGGTGGTGCGGGTGGCGCAGCGGGCGCAAACAACGGTGTCAATGGCGGTTCGTCGTCGTTTGGTAGCGACGCAGTAGCGGCTGGTGGCGGCGCGGCCTTTCACGGCAACACCGGAGCGAACTTGCGGGTTATTCCTAACGGGTCAGCAGGCGTCGGAACAACAGGCGACATTGTGGGAGGCGGACAGAACGGAACTTATGGGTTTATCGTCGCTCCAGGATCGTTCCAAGGGCAGCAACCAGGACACGGTGGCGGTTCTCGCTACGGCGACGGCGGTGCCGCATACACGGGAGGAGCTGGTAATACTTCGGCCGTAGGCGGTAATGCTGTCGGGTATGGCGCAGGCGGAGCAGGCGCATACATAAGATGGAACAGCGGCGCGAGTAGCCCCGCTGCTCGCGCAGGCGGAGATGGCGCGAACGGGATCGTGATTGTGGAGCTGTACGCATGAAATACGCGCACATCATTGACGGAAACGTCGTGAACGTCATCGTGTGGGACGGTGAGACCGACCTTGGCCTTCAGGGCGAACTTATCAACGTCGACAACACAGCATGCGGTCCAAGCTGGACCTACGACGGCACCAACTTCATCGCACCACCCGAACCCGAACACGACACACCATGATCGTCATGGTTATCATCCTCGCCGCGATCGCGGTGGGGGCCATCATCTCGATAGTGGAGAACTAAGAACATGAACCTCACCAACCCACCGAAGGCACTGATCGCAATGGTCGCCATGATCGTCATCGCCGTGCTCATGGTCGCGGACTCAATCGCAAACGAGGCCGGCACAGGAATGCTCGGCACCATCGTCGGTTACGCGGTCGGCAACGGCATCGCTGCCAAAGGTGGCAAAGATGTCCAGCCGATCATCGGCAAGAAGGCCGAGCA